CGCCGAGAACGAGCCCGCCGCCGACGACGTGTGCGTGTGGTGTGGCGGTCCGGTCCGCGCGCCCGCGGTGCCGTCGTGACCGACGCCGACCTCGACGCGATCGAGGCCGCCATCAGCCTGGCGCCGGGCATCCACGAGGCGCTGCGCGCCCACTTCCCCTGCGACCGCGACCGCCTGCTCGGCCGGGAACCCGACACATGATGCGCCGCGCCGCCAAAATCGATCTGAACCACGGCGAGATCGTCAAGGCCCTGCGCCAGGTCGGCGCGACCGTGCAGAGCCTGGCCACCATCGGCCAGGGCTGCCCCGACCTCCTGGTGAGCTTCGCCTTCCGCCACGTCCTGCTCGAGGTCAAGAGCCCCGGCGGCACCCTCACCCCCGACGAGGCCGCCTGGATCGACCGCTGCGAGGGGCCTGTCTACGTGGTCTTCTCCGTCGAGGACGCGCTGCGCGCCATCGGGATCGACGTCGCGTGAGCGGCGTGTCCGACGACGGATCGGTATGGTGAGCGGGTGACGGACCGACGCACCCCCCGCGCCTCGGCGCTGACGCTGGTGACCGACACGGGCGAGCGGGTGGTGCTGGTCGGCCGGCGCGCCGAGATCCTCGCCTACCTGGCGCACGAGCTCGTCACCCGCGACCGTCTGGAGGCCCTCGAGGTCTGGTCGCTCGAGCTGCACGTCACCCAGGCCAAGATCCTCTGCCGCCTCTCGGAGACCGGCGTGCCCTGGCGCTTCCGCACCGCGTAGCACCGCGACCGCCCAGCGCGTATGATTCGCCCTAGCCCAACCTGGTGAAGGCGGCCTCCCGTTCGGGGAGGCCGCCTTTTTTGTTGCCCGTGAGGCGCGATGACCACGCTCGGCGTCAATCAACACCCGAAAAAGCGCGCCTTCCTGGCCGCCTACGCCAAGTGCGGCATCATCGCGACCGCCTGCCGCCACGCCCAGATCGACCGCGGCACCTACTACCTCTGGATGGAGCACGACGACCTCTTCGCCGCCGCCGCCGGCCGCGCCAAGGCCGAGGCCGGCGACTACCTCGAGGAGGAGGCCCTGCGCCGCGCCACCATCGGCCACCAGGTCGTCAAAGAGATCTGGGAGCTCGGCGTGCTGGTGCGCCGCGAGGTGAGCCACCAGGTCTCCGACACGATGCTGGCGATGATGCTCAACGGCGCCAAGCCCGAGAAGTACAAGATCCGCGCCGACGTCACCCACACCGGCACCGTCGTCAAGACCGTCGACCGCGCCTTCTTCGAGGCCGTCTAGCCGTGGTCGCCGCCCCCATCGCCCCGCCCGCGACCAAGCCCTACGACCGCGTCGCCCCCATCGTGCGCGCCTTCGCCGCCCACCGCGGCACCGAGTCCGTCCTCGAAGGCCCCGCCGACACCGGCAAGAGCCGCGCCTGCCTCGAGCTCGTCCACGCCGCCTGCGAGAAGTACCCCGGCTGCCAGTGGTCCATCGTCCGCAAGACCCGCTCCTCCATCACCGAGACCGCCCAGAAGACCTACGAACGCTGGGTCCGCCCCGACGGCGCGTCCCGCCTCTGGCACGACCTGGAGTACCGCTACCCCAACGGCAGCGTGATCGTGCTGGCCGGACTCGACGAGCCGACGCGGCTCCTCTCCTCCGAGTTCGACGGCATCTACGTGATGCAGGCCGAGGAGCTGACCCAGGACGACTGGGAGATGCTCACCACCCGCGTCACCGGCCGCGGCGCCGTGATGCCCTACGTGCGCCTCATCGCCGACATGAACCCCACCTCCCCCGGCTTTCACCTCTACCAGCGCGAGGCCGCCGGCCAGGTCACCTTCTTCCAGGTCCGCCACGCCGACAACCCCACCATCACCGAGGAGCGCCTCGCTCCCCTCCGTCACCTCACCGGCCACCGGCTCCGGCGCCTGTACTACGGCGAGCGGGTCTCGGCCGAGGGGATGTACTTCACCGAGTGGGATCCCACGGTGCACCTCGAGGAATCCTTCGATCCGCCCCCCGACTGGACGCGCTGGCTGGCCGTCGACTACGGCTTCGCCGATCCCTTCTGCGCCCTCTGGTTCTGCCGCGCCCCCGACCCGCGCCGCACCGTCCACGTCTACCGCGAGCTCTACGCCACCGGCCTGCGCGACGAGCAGCAGGCCCAGCTCGTCGCCGCCCGCTGCCAGGGTGAGCGGATCAGCAAAGCCGTGGGTGATCCGTCGATGTTCAACCGCCGGAGCGAGCAGGACAAGCCGAGCATCGCGAGCGTTTACCAGGCCGCTGGCGTCCCCCTCGAGCCCGCCCAGAACAGCCGGGTTCCTGGTTGGCAGGCGGTCAGGAGACTCCTCGCCTACGACCAGGACACCGCGCCCCGTCTCCGGGTGATGCGGGAGCGGTGCCCCAACCTGATCCGGACGCTCCCCGCGATGGTGCATGACCCGCTCGACAACGAGGACCTGGCCGACAAGGTCGGGCACGCCAAGACCGAGGACCACGGGGTCGACGCCCTGCGCTACGGCGCCCTGCTCGAGGCCACCGCGTCCACCCCGCCGCCGCGACCGATGCGCTTCGGGGCCGTCCGGTGATGAGCGGCGGACCGGTCCCACCCCGGCTGTCCGGCCCCGTCATCAACGACCGACGGACGTCGCCCGCTGATGCACGAGGCCGGCCGCTGGCCTCCCCCGTCGGTCTCGTTCCTCGTCTCGCGGCCGGTGTCCGGCTCGTGACCAATTCTTCGGGGCCATTGCGTCGCACGCCATATCGCCGTGCAGCCGCCGCTCGGGGGCAGTGTACGTGACCGACCTGCTCATGGCCGCCGACTCCACGATGTCCCGTGACCGCGACGACGACGGCAAGGTCAGCGAGATCACGGAGATCGTCGACCAGCTCCGGCAGGACTTCAAGGCGCGCGACCACCTCTACGACGACATCGACAAGGTGATCTACGGCGAGGTGCCCGTCCTCATCCCCGAGGCCTACCAGGAGTACGCCGAGGAGGTCAGAAGCCCGCTTCCCATCCACATCACCAACACCATCACCGCCGCCATGACCGTTAACCCCCCGACCACCCAGTTCCTCCCCGTCGGCTTCGGCGACACCCACCAGGAGAACGCCACCCTCCGCGAGCACTTCTTCGACGCCTCCTGGCGCAGACAAGAAGACGAGGCCGACTCGCAGCTCTTCCGCAAGTTCATGCACGCGCTCATCACCAAGGGCGAGGGCGTGCTCAAGACCACCGAGCGCGCGAAGAGCGCCTTCAGCGGCTACGACACCTACTCCCGCACGCTGCAGGAAGCGCTCGACTCCGACGAGTACGGGCACCTCGACCAGAAGCAGAAGGACGACAAGTACCACCACGACACCGAGGACTACAAGCGCGGGCGGGCCGGCTACCCCATCACGACGGTGGACGTGCCGCCCGAGACGTACTACTACCTGCGGGGCGCCGGCGGGGTCACCTGCGTGGCCGAGGTCAAGCGGGTCCCCTACCTCGAGACCCTGGCCAAGTACGCGATGGGCCTGGACGGGGGCGGCAAGGTGTGTCCCGCCGCGATGGGGATGCCGGTCGCCGACTGGCACCGCGTGATGAGCCGGGTCCGCACCCTCCTCATGGTCGAGTTCTGGACCTACAAGGAGTGCGCCTACCTCCTCCTCGGACCGGGCGACACCGCCTCGGGTTCCGGCAAGCTCGGCCGCGGCCAGCTCGTCAAGTCCTTCAAGCACGGCTACGGCGACCCGGTCACCAAGAGTCTGCGGGGTCCCTACTTCCAGGCGCAGGGTGTCACCACCTCGAGCCGCCAGCCCGACAGAACCGGCCTCTCCGTCATCTACGGGTTCCTCCCCCTCTTCCCGCTGCTGGATCGTCTCCTCACGGCGCGGGGGGCCAACGCCACCCTGACGGCCTACGCCTCGTTCAAGCGGCTGCAGCCACCCACGGCGGGGCTGCCCGACTCGGACTACGGGCGGGACGGGACGGAGAAGCGGGTGGGCAGCCCCGAGGTGATCGAGCCGGGGACGATCTACCCCTACGATGTCGGCCCCATCGAGATGCCGGAGGGCGGCCGCGAGCTCGACAAGATGCTCGGCGAGGTCCGGGGACTGATCGAACTCGCCCTCCCCTCCGTCGTGCAGGGCGTGGTCGACACCACCGACTCGGGCTACGCGCTGAATCAGGCGGTGCACCTGGCGATGATCGCGTGGAGCCCCATCGTGTCCAACGCGGAACGGGCACTGGCCAAGCGCGTCGGCTTCGAGTCGTGGCTGATCGAGCACAAGGTGATGGAGACCGTCTACTGCTGGGGCGAGCCCCCGAAGGGCCGCACCAAGAAGGGCGGCGACGCGGGGTGGCTGGGGATCGGCCCGGACGAGCTGAACGGGGTGCACCGGTACAAAGTGCGTCTCGACCCGGACACGCCGAGTAACCGGGTCATCGACGTGCGCCAGCACGCCGAGATGGTGGCCCAGGGCTTCGAGACCAAGGCGATGGCCATCGAGGAACTCGGTGGCAACCCCGACGAGGTCGAGCGCGGCCTCTTGCTCGAGATGCTGAAGGCGGACCCGGCCATCCTCGACCGGATGA